CTTAAACCTGACCAGTCTGGCAGAGCTCGCCGTTGATCATGCCTTCCTGTTCAGCGACGTGCAGCAGCTAGCCACCAAAGCCAACGATGACCTGGTGACGCTGATCAAATTCCGAATCTCCGAACACCAGAAGGCGGAGAAGGAAAAGGCCGACGCGAAGCGCATTGCTGAAGAACAGGAAGCCCAGCGCCTGGCGGCCATCAAGCCAGAGCCGGTCGTGGAGAAGGAGGCAACACCAGAGCCTGTCCGCACTGCTCCGGTCCAGGCAGCGACACCCGTCGGACAGACCTCAAAACCTGTGGCGAGCCATACCGTCGAGCAAGTAGCGCTGCAGGCCAACGTGACGGACTTCGAGGCCCTGGTGAAAGCCGTGGCATATGGTCAAGCGCCGATCAGCGTCCTTTCGGTCAACTGGGAAGCGCTCGACGCGATGGTCGCGGCGCAGGGATCAACCTTCAGCATGGCCGGGGTGACACTCGCCAAGGCGGCAGCATGATCAGCAACCACCTCAGCCTGGTCGAGCAACAGCGCCCGGCCTCGGATGAACTGGCTGCCCAGGTTGAGCAGTACCTGGCAGCCGGCGGCAAGATCGAAGTAGCCGAGCCAATCGGCTACAAGCCAAAGCCCATCACCTACAGCAACCAGATGCCTCCAGCGCCCAGGCCATTTGTTCGACGCCGGGTTGAAGCAGATTCCCTACCCCTCGACAAGGAGGACATCCGCACCCAGGCGCGGCTCAAGCTGGTTGAGCAGATACGTCAGCTTGGCGTCACGCACACCCAGACCGAAGTTGCGGCCGCCCTTGGTGTCAGTCGGCGACTCATCTACAACCACGCCGCCAGGTATGACATCACCTTCAAGACACCAACCCGAGGCGGCGCAAGAAATTTGGTGCGCAAGGAAATTGATGAGGCTCGGGACGCAAAATTCGCAGAGCGGATCAAGGCATTCAAAGAGCTGGGGATAACCCGCCGCCAGTGTTGCGGGAAGCTGGCTATCGGCTCCAAAGCTTTTGACCGAATTATTGCTGCTCACGGAATCGACTATCCAAAGTCTCGCGCTGGCGGTAAACGATGCGCCGCATAGCACGCACCCAGCAACGCAAACGTCAAACCTGGCTCGCACTGCCGGCCAGCGGAATAGAAGAGGTAGGACATGGCCAAGACTGTTCAGGAACGATCGGCCAAGGCAGCGCAGAAGCGTCTGGCTGTCGCCGAGAAGGAATTGCGGCACAAGGTCAGGCCGGGTATCGAGCAGGCTATGGAGCGGATCTGCGCCAGAGGTAAGACGCCGATCATCAGCGAGGTTTTGCAGATAGCCATCATGAAGATGGATTTGATGGGCGACAACGAGCTGATAGAGTTCTTGCGTTATCCGCGCCACGAAATTGTAATTAGTGAAAACGTGGCGCGAGCCTTTCATAGCGAAAGTCTGCGAGAGCTGCGCAACGACCCGGGCGACGAATATTTTTCGCCATTCTGAGCTCGTCAGCCGGACCATTTCTTTTTTTGAACCCCGTCTTACCGCGGCAGTCATGATTTTTTAGAGGGCTAAAGCCCCGCTTGGCATAAAGCCTCAGAACCTTGTGTGTGGAGTCGATGATGACCAGTGACAGTTTCGACTTGCCAGTCGCAGCGCTACGTCCTGCAGAAAAAATTCTCAAAGAGATAGAGACTGCTGGATCAATGATACTGGCTGTTAAATACGGTGCGAAAGCTCATGGCTTTGTGATCGGCCTGACATGCGTAGGCTCAATCACAGAAGAGCAAGGCGAGGTACTTATCCTTCAGTTTGACAGGGCAACGGAGCGCAAGCTCAGGGAGTTGTCGATATAGCTCACGCATCCGCTCCAGAAGATCCTGTATCGCTAGACGGGTGCGATGGCATGAACTACACCTTTTGTAGTTACTGAAAAGGTGTCGCTGCTCATTCGTGCGGCAGGCCTGAAGTCGCTCGCCGAAGACCCGCCCGAACCTGACGACGAAATCGAAAGACCGCATAGCCCACCCTATTCGCTGCATCCGGTTGCCTATTGCAAGAACAACCCTACAACAGTGCTAACCACGGTAGTAATCAATGGCGGCACCCAGGTGTCTTTTAGTGAGCCTAGTATTTTATGAATAAAGCCTTCGTCAGGCTTCTCTGACTCGAGCTGAGTTGCCAACTCATTTAAAGCGCCAACAAGGCTACTGATTTCTTGAGACATAGCAGCTACCCCTGCATCTCTGGCGATTTCTATGTCGGCATTACTCATGTTGACTCTAATGCCTGTCGTCGAAGATCCAGCACCTCCTCCGCTGACATTGGTCACCATACCAATCCCGCCGCTAACCGAATTTTTAATTCCAGTTGCTCTTGCGTCGATTTTGATATTGAACTGATTCGGCTGAGCCGCAAGGCTCCCGGCCAGCTCACGAATAATGAGAACAGCTTCACTTCTTTCCACTGAGCTTCTCCTTGATCCGGCTCCATGCCGGTCTCCCGTAATACCCCAACCCAAACCAAATTGCCACCACCGGCCACCGGAGGGCGGCGCTTACCCGAGGTAAACGAAATGCCTGTACGCCATAGCGTCATCCACAAGATCGACAAGAAGCCCGACGGTAGCCCGGCTGTGCTGTTCTTGGGCGCCTCCGAGCAGGTCGAGAGCCCGGCCCGTGACGATCTGATGAGCCAGCTCAACGAAAGCTACAACGCCACCGCTGGCAAGGGCTGGGGCTTTTTTCATCATGAATCGGGCGCCTTCCCCCTGAGCAGCTGGCTCAGCGAGTATCTGGCTGGCGGCTCCACCTTCTTGGAGTTCACCACCACGGCTGTCGAACACCTGACCAAGCTGATGGAAGAGTCAAACCTCACCACCGGCGGGCACGCCCTCTTCTGTCACTACCAGCAAGGCTTGACCGATTACCTAGTGATCGCACTGGTACAGGAAACCGAAGCGGTGACGATGACTGAAGAGCTGCATCTGATGACGGTGAAGCGCCTGGATCTGGATCACATCCGCCTGGCCGCGCGCATCAACATCAGCGAATGGCAGAACAACCCGAAATCGAAGCAATATATCTCATACCTAAAGGGCAAGCAGGGCCGGAAACTCAACGAGTACTTCCGCGACTTCATCGGCTGCCAGGAAGGGATCGACGGCCCAAGCGAAACCCGAACCTTGCTCAAGGCGTTCAGCGATTTTGTTGAAAGCGAGGATCTGCCAGAAGAGTCGGCCCGCGAGAAGACACACACGCTGGTCAGCTACTCCATGGCCCAGGCCAAACTGGGCGAGCCGATCACCCTTGGCGAGCTGTCGGAGTTGATTGACGAAGATGAGCCGAAGAACTTCTACGACTTCATCAAGGCCAAGGACTACGGGCTTTCCGAGGCCCTGCCGCCGGACAAGAAGACCCTCAACAACTTCCGGCGTTTCACTGGCCGGGCCGAGGGCATGTCTATCAGCTTCGAAGCGCACCTGTTGGGCGACAAGATCGAGTTCGACGAAGCCGGTGGAACGTTGAAGCTGCGCAACCTACCGACGCAGCTAACCGATCAACTAAAGCGTGCAGTTGCCTGATTAGAGTTACCCGCGCCACGAAATCGTGATTAGCGAAAACGTAGCGCGAGCCTTTCATAACGAAGTTATGCTCTAAAACAGAGAAGCTTGAAGCAGAAAATCTTTTTTAGATCAGCCGAAATGAGCTTTAAGAACGGTCCCGTACCCCCAAATCAACGTTCCTGCCAGTGTAAGCAGAAAAGCGACCGCTTTTAAGACCTTGAAACTGAATTCAAACATACTAAACGTGTGAACATTTGCGAGATCTGCGACCTTTCCTGCTGGTAACAACCGTTGCACGCCTTCATCCAAAAGGTTGATGGCTAAAAGTCCAAAGATCGTGGTAATTGCCCCTGACCTCTCAAACCATTGTGATAATGAGTCGCTATCTGGCTTGAGCCAAAGGAACTTTTCGTAATAGTTGGGCGCGAGAGCTGCAATAACTATTAGAACGACTGCTAGCCCAATGTAGACCACAGGCATTGGTTGATTTTTTTTAAACAATGGAAGGCTCCTTTTTCCTCCGGCTCCATGCCGGTCACCTGTAATACCCCATATCAACGAACCGTGCCAGCAGGCTCAGTAGCAGGCAGGCCCGCGAGATCACGCCACAGCGCCAAATCAGCGATCAGCTTGAGCCCCAGGCGCACCTCAGCCTCAAGCCTTTCCTCGGGAAGGCTGAGCAGCCGCACCACCTCATCGCCTATCAGGCGTATCGCTTCCACATCGGTTTTCGTGCTCATCGCAGTCACCGTCAGGTTTTTGCTGAGTGCAGATCATCAACCCAATTCACGAATCACGCCAGCCGGCGAGGCAGGTGCCTACATATAAGGGCTACGACATCATCCCCCAGCATCGCATCCCGCCAGGCTAGCGCATCGAGACGTCAAATAGTTGGCCGCGCTTCATTACCGGCCTCAGTGATAAATGTAACGAGATCGCTTACTGCATGGCGACCAAAATTGCGTGAGCAGACTCGATTCCATCAAGTCTTTTCTGGACTGAAAGACAAGTGTTTTCAGTCCAGTTTTTTTCTTCGGTAATCATATTTACAAAAAGGGCAACATCTTCAACTGCAACCCTTGTCAAGAATAACTGCGTATGAATTGCAGAGCTAACCCCGTGACTTGAAATAACTTCAGTCAAGTGCTGAAGCGACTGACTCAATCCTGTGGATATCGCGTCTATTTGACGAGGGGTTATGTTTTTGTGCACGTCAATAGCTAAACGCACTCTTAAAGCAGCCTCTTTCAATACAGCCTCCGCTCGAACAACAGCATTTTTTCTGCTTTCGGCCTCCGCGTTTCGCCTCATTCTTGAATCACGCGATGCAATCCAGATCGCAGCCAGAATCGCTACGATTGAACCTACCGCCTGAACCCAGGAAGCCAGACCCGGGTGATGCTCGATCCAATACGACACACAATCCCAACTCATATCCCACCCCCCCCCTGTAGATCCCGGAACTATACCGGCGAGGATCCCCTATGAACACGTATCGACACACGTTCACCGCGGCCTGCCCTTCCGACGGCGAGACCATTGTTTATCGCCTTGAGCTGAAATCCTTGTCGATGATCCATGTCGAGCATATCCGGGCAGCCACTGCGCTGATTAAAAAAGGCTGGCATGAACAGATCGCCGATCGCCTGTCGGAGTCTTTGGGCGGCGATCAAACCATCATCGCTACGCACCAGGGCGTCGAGATCGAAACAGTGAGGCTCAGCGGATGATCCATTACCACGGCACGCCGGTCGGCGGCACCCGACAGGACGGCGCCCGGTTCCTCGCCGGCAGGCATGCCCTGGTCCCGTTTCCGCGCCAGGACGACATGGGCATCGTTGCCGATGTCTGCCAGTCGTTTGTGTTCGATAACGGCGCGTTTTCGGTTTGGAAGAAAGGCGGCAAGCTGGATGTTGATGGCTATACCGCCTGGGTCGAGCAATGGCACCGGCACCCGGGTTTCGACTGGGCGTTGATACCTGACGTCATTGATGGCGACGAAGCGGCAAACGATTTGCTGCTGTCTGCTTGGCCCAGGGAATTGCGCGGCGTTCCTGTCTGGCACCTGCACGAATCCATTGAACGATTGGAGCGCCTCGCCAACGAATGGCCGACGGTTGCCTTTGGTAGTTCTGGCCAATGGGCAAGCCCCGGCACAGATGCCTGGTGGAAACGAATGGGCACCGCCATGGCAGCGGTATGCGATGACCAGGGCCGACCGGTATGCCGTTTGCACGGCCTGCGCATGCTCGACCCCGCGATATTCCAGCACCTGCCCTTCGCGTCTGCCGACTCCACGAACGCGGCAGTAAATGGCGGCAGCATCAGCCGCTTTGGAATGTACGCCCCGCCAACCGCCGGCCAGCGCGCCAACGTGATCGCTGACCGGATCGAAGCGCATAACAGTTCACCAATTTGGCAGAGAGAACTTCAAGGTGAGATGGCGATCTAGCCGCCGGCTTTTTCAATCGCGTCGGCAATCGCCCATTCTTCAGCGAGGTCGTCCAGACGTCTAGCCAACGAATCTCTCTCGGCAAAAATCTTCACCACTGTCTTGGAATTGAAATCGCCCTTTTCCAACAAGTCAAAGATGGCTTGATGGTGTTGGACGTATACCTCGATCGGCGGAATATTCCTACGACGAGCACCCGCAGCCACCAGGCTTACTTCTTGCTCCCTGCTGCGAACAGCTATTTCCATAACTGACTTAGCTCGCTCTCTCTTGGTTAGATAGTGATTCTGAATCCATACCGCACCCAGCGAGCCTACAAGCCCGATACCCGCGCCGACTAGACCCGCAATTGCAGCATCCATAAAAGTCCCTTTTTGATAGTGGCTTGATTACCTGCGGTAATTCTCTCACAGAAATTAAACACTCCACCGCCCGGGCATGGCCCGGCAAGGACTACCCATGCCTACAGAAAACAAACCGGCTGATCCTTTCGGGCCGCACGGCCGTACCTTTCACATTCACCTGAGCGTGCGCGGCGCAATCCGCGACTTCAGCAAGCGCCAGCTCAAGGGCATGTTCCGCGTGGATGGACGTGAGTGCACCGCCGACGAGGCGAAGGATCATCTGCTCGAAGCGCTGGCCCAGGGCAAAGAGGTACTTCCTTTCGGGCCGCCGTGTGAGGGGTTCGACTTTGCCGGCGGCGGCTGCCCAGGGCATGACAAGGAGGTCGCATGAAGCGCATCTACCTCAGCGGCCCCATGACCGGCCTCCCCGATCTCAACTTCTCGGCATTCGCCGCTATGACCGATAACCTGCGCGCCGGCGGCCACACCGTCACCAACCCGGCCGAGCTCAACCCTGACGGCGGAAGCTGGAACGACTGCATGCGCCGCGACATTGCCGCCCTGATGGACTGCGACACCGTGGCCACCCTGCCCGGTTGGGAGCATTCAAGGGGTGCCCGCCTGGAAGTCCTGATCGCCGAGCGCCTCGGCATGACGGTTGTGAATGCCCATGATCTGGTAACGATGAGAGTCGTGTAGATCCTGCTCAATAAGTGTTGCAAATAGTCTGCGTACCGAGCCGATTGCAGTACGTTGTCTTGGGTGCAGTGTTGCGTAAATATTGAGCAGCGTCCTGCATGGATTGCTCCTGAATCTGAGCGTTTGCGGCGTTTGCCTCAACTGTTTGTCTCATTTCTGCAAAGCGCAGGGCAATAAGGTTGCATTGCTCACGTGTAGGTTGATCGCTGACATTCGCATTGATGCTGCTAAGAGCCACTCGCATTTTTTCAGCATCATAGGCGTAGCTATTTAGCTTGTAACCCAACTGCCTATTCCCGAAAGCGATGACGTCGGGGGCAGTGTAACCCTGTGCGACGCAACGCTCACCAGCAACAAATGCCAAAGCAAATTGCTGATACTGAGAGTCTTGTAACTCTGGTTTCACGGTTGCACACGATTGCAAAAAAAACATGGGAGCCAACAACAGCAAGTGACGGTAACTCATATTAATGGCTTCATCCTGAAAAGGTACTAGTGGTTCTGATTGGCTGTATTCGCACTCGACTTAAATGCGGCCATAACCATACGTACTTGCAAGAGCAAAATACAGCCGTACCCCTCCCCCTTCAAAGTCAGCCGCTATAGCGGCAAGGAACTCTATGCGCCTGAAGAAAGCTGAGCGCGAGCAAGTGCGCCTGAAGTACGGCGGGCACTGCGCCTATTGCGGGGTGCTCCTGGGCGACCGGTGGCACGCCGACCATCTTGCGCCGGTGGTGCGTGAGCTGCTGTCCAAGCAGACCGCCGCCGGCGCCTGGAAGCTGGTCTCCGGCAAGCCGCTACGCCCTGAGCATGACGTGCTGGAGAACATGATGCCGGCCTGCGCGCCCTGCAACATTAGCAAGGGCGGCCAGACGCTGGAAGGTTGGCGCAGCTGGATCGCAAGACACGTCGAGTCGCTGAACAACTACACACCAATTTACCGCCTGGCCAAGGCATATGGCCTGATCGCCGAGACTGGCGCGCCGGTGGTGTTCTACTTCGAAAAGGTGACCCCGTGAGCGAAATCAAAGAACGCCCCATCCTGTTCTCGGCGCCGATGGTGCGCGCCATCCTGGAAGGCCGGAAGACGGTCACGCGGCGGGTAGTGAAAGGTTTCCAAATCCCCGCCGAGGACACATCCATTCCGATTGGCGATCGTCAGCGCTGGAGCGCAATAGGCCAGCGAGACCCGCGCTATGGTTTCTGCGTATTTGGATCGACCGAAGCAGAGTGCGCCAAGGAACTGGAAGTGTACGCACCTTGCCCCTACGGCAAGCCAGGCGACCGGCTGTGGGTGCGCGAGACCTGGGCGCGCATCCGGGTAGCCCAGGCGCCTGACCAGGAGTGGGTTGTGTACCGCGAGTGCGACAACCGCACGGACTACGGAGGCCCGTGGAAACCGGGCATCCACATGTTCCGCCGTGACAGCCGCATTCTGCTGGAGGTCACCGCCGTTCGCGTCGAGCGGCTGCAGGACATCAGTGACGAGCAGGCGCAGGCCGAGGGAATAATCCCGGTACCGAAAACCACGGAAGGCTCACATCAGTTCTGGCGTAACTACCACCTTAGCGGCGACGGCACGTTCTGCGTACGCACTCCTAAGGAGTCGTTCAAGTCGCTCTGGTGTCACGTCGCCGGCGGCTCATTCCCCCGAGGCGAGGCTGCATACAAGGCATCGCCGCATAGCTGGGACGCCAACCCGTGGGTCTGGGTTGTCGAGTTCAAGCGGGTGACGCCATGATCGCCACCCTCTGGTTCGCCTACGTCTTCATCTACAAGGGGCCGAGGCCATGAGTGAGTACCAGATCTACCTCGGCGACTGCTTGGAGGTCATGAAGCAGTCACCAGACGCCAGCGTCGACATGGTGCGCAATCGCCTAAGGGCTATTCTCCGCGATATTGATGGGTAACCAGATCTTTTGGGCACATACCCTGTGCGAGGCAATACACGAAGGGGGCAACTACATGAACACCACCATTCTTAAGGATTGAAGGTGGAGGCGCGGGCGCAGGGGATGCAGCCGAAATCAATTCCTTTGCCTCCGGAACAAAAAATTCTGACCCGGAGTAGCTGATGACTTTCTGGTGCGACAGGTTGCCTCGAGCATCGACGATGAACTCGACTGCAACTGTGCCCTCCAGCCCATTGAGGCGAGCTTGTTCTGGGTAGTGCTTGAACCTAGAGATATGGATAAGCAACTGATATTCCCATAAACGTTGCTCTGCAAGTTGTTGAGGGCTTGGGCCGCTAACGCAGGCACAAAGCAGTAAAGCAATCACAATCCAGCTGTACTTCATGAACGCATTTCCTTTGGCGTTTCCATCCGAGAATCAAGGCTTAAGAAAGGGACATCGCGAGTCCAGCATTACGATTGAGGTTGCTCGAAAACATCCGCGTTAACGAGGCAGTCCCCCACGCGCTATCCTTCTCGCACTCCTTTAAGAATCCTTCTCATTAAACCATAGATTCCTGCCGGTGAGCGGCGGGCGAGGTATTCGTATGTCCGACTTTCAAACGGAAACCATGCCCGTAGCGCGCAAGCAGCACCAATGCTGCGAATGCTACGGCCCGATCCAACCTGGCCAGCAGTACCAGCTCATCAGCGGATGCTGGGAGGGCGACATGGCCACCTTCAAAACTTGCTCGTCCTGCGTAGCCGCACGCTCCTGGGCAACCGCCCAGCCTGAATGGGGTGGGGATGGTGAGCACCTCTACTACTTCGGCCAGCTGGAAGAAGACCTCTCGTACCTGGCGCCAGAGATTCGTGCCGGGGACGGCCGACGCTTCAAAGCGTACCGCTTGCAGCTGCATATCACGCGGCGGCGCATGGCTGCATCAGAAGCCCGCAAAGCGGCGTAATCCTAAACCACCTTCTGCCGCCCAGCGCGGCAAGCACACCCCAAACCAATCATTCCACCCGGCAACGGCGTGGCGAGGTATTCCTATGGCTACTGCAGAAAATATTGATCGCTTCCTGCGCCTCGGTGAGGTGCTTCGTACTACCGGCCTCGGTCGGAATACAGTTTATCGGCGGATCAGGGAGGGCACATTCCCAAAACAGGTTAGAATAGGCCCCAATTCGGTCGCCTGGCGCCAATCGGCAATTGCTGAATGGATGACCTCAACAACGCCCAGCAACGACCAATCAGTACATTGATCAGTACACCAAAAGCTGACAATCGCACAGAACCCTTTAAAATCCTGCCCTACAGGTTATACCGTGGAAATCTTCAAGGAATTTACATTCGAATCCGCACACCGCCTGCCCCACGTACCGGAAGGCCATAAATGCGGGCGCCTGCATGGGCATTCGTTCAAGGTGGCGATCCACCTGAGCGGCGACCTGGATCCCCATACCGGCTGGATTCGCGACTTCTCGGAGATCAAGGCGATTTTCAAGCCGCTTTATGAACGCCTCGACCACAACTACCTCAACGACATCCCTGGCCTGGAAAACCCGACCAGCGAAGTGCTCGCCAAGTGGATCTGGAATGAGTTGAAACCTCTGCTGCCTGAGCTCAGTGCGATTCGCATCCACGAGACCTGCACCAGCGGCTGCATCTATCGCGGCGAGTAATCGACTGCGTCCATAAAAACCACCTTCGGGTGGTTTTTTTGCGCCTGGCATTTATCCATGTAAAGCGACCTTGACACCTTAATGGCCCGCACTTAATGTAAAGCACCCTTTACTTACGGAGATGGCTATGTCGGTCAAACGCTTCTTGGTGGAATTCGCGGTGACAATGCTGGCGTATATGCTGTGCGTGGTGGTTTCCAGCGCCTACATGTCGTCCATGCCCAACGGCGCCGCCCGAGTTGCCCTGGCTTTGCTGCCGGTCATTCCGATGATCGCGATGGCAATTGCGATCATCCGCCGGCTCAACGCCATGG